CCAACGAAGTTTTGAAAATCTGAGTAAGTCCATATCCAGTTGAGAAAGGATTGTCTTTCCATGTTTCTGGGTATCCACTACCCTGTCCCCATGAATTTCCTACCACATAACAACGAGCTGTCTCTAATTGAATCATTGTAAAAGCAGCGAATTCCGTTGCACTTACATCATTAGTAGCTGCAGATAAATCCTTTTCTGCAGTTCCGCCAGCTCCCCATCCAGATAGATTGTTATTGCTTGTAGAATCAAGAGCTTTAACAACTACACATTTAGCGTTAACTGCATTTGTATCTGCAGCTGCATCACCTGTAGAGGTTTGACTTGCTTCTTCAATTCTTACAACAATAAAGTCATCTACTGCGAAAGCATTGGTTGTATTAGCGGCTGCGCCATTATCACTCATTGGTATTTTTACCATTTGACCTGGTAAAAAGAACTGTGGTTGAGTTCCAGAATCACCAACTCTAATAGAGTTAGATGAACCACGAACTTGACCAATATTACCAGCTGATTTATAATCACTCATAAACTGAAAGTAATATGTATCACCTTGTTGAATATTAGTCGCTGTCACAGTTGAATCACTCTGAGCTAAATTAGCTACAGATGTACCATGTTTTGTAACATACGCATATCGCTTGTGGTAAGAGGGACGTCGTTCCGTAAATTTGAACTGATGGTCGTCAGTTGGCTTTTTAGAAACTTTAGATAAGAATCTAAAAAACGGGTCTTGTGCAATAGCTAACTCAGATACCCTGTCACCGAAGTTATACTTCCGCCTCAGGTCACCTGTGCTAAGCGCTGAACCCGCTATAGCTGAACCACTCTCAGTCAAACTGGAAACATCTGATATTCCGAATATATCGGCCATGTGTCCTTCTCCCTGTAGTCTTTTCTAGACTACTGTTATTGACTTAATTAAGTATTAGACTTTATGGGCCTAATACACTTTCTAATGTTTGGTCAATACCTAGTATTTCTTCAAAGACTGAATCTTCTGGAGATTTTTGTGGCTCTTGAGCACTGCCCGTAGAAGCAAGAGATTGCGGTCTTTCTTGAACTCTTTTCATTTGGTTAGTAACCTCTTGATTAGCGTTCTGTGCAATCTGTTTTTCTCGTTGTCCCCTATTCATCAGATAATATATATCATCTAACTGTAAAGTTTTACCTTTTGCAAAATTAACAAAATCTGTCCATTGTTCCTCTGATAAATTGTACTTGCTACGAAATTCAGATTCTTTTGTAAGTCTCTGATTTTCACTTTTTTGCTTTGTCAATGTATCGTTAAGTCGCTTTTGAACCACTCCATCAATTGTAGCTGCTAAAACTTTAGCAGAATCCGAATCAGGTTTCGACATCGCTTCATCTGGGTCAAACACAAAATCTTCATCCAATTGTAATCTTTCTTTCATACTAACTGGTGCTTGACCTCCACCCTCAAAATAGTTTCTCACATGAGAAATTAGATTGGGGTCTTCTCTCATCGCATCGAGGATAGGCATATAGGGTTGAAGTTCGTTTAGCTGACCGCTTAATCGCTTAGCTTCACGACTTGAATCCGAATACCTCTTTTGCAGATTTTCAATATCCGCCTGACCTTCAGCAGGGCTCTCTTTTTCCTGTTGTTCTTTCAGAAACTGTTGACCAGCATCTTCCAACTCTTGAGAGGTTGTCTGCTCAGATGAAGGCGGGGCATCTAATATGCCACCGTTTACTTGAGTATCTAGGGCCTCGAAAAACCCTTCAGAACTCATACCTTGACTTTCGGGGGCTCCTTCTTCTGGAGCGTTACCTAATTGTGCATTTTCACTCATTATATATCCTTTTTACATTGTTTAACTTATTATTCTTCTTTGTTGTTATCAAAGTCTTTTTTTGCATCCATTTTAGCTTCTTTTACAGCTGTTTTTACTTCTCTTGCAAGGTCTTTTTTAGCCATCGCTACTTCCCCTTGCATCATTTGTCTAAGTAATTTCTGCTGACCTTCTGTATTTACTACTTCTTTTCTTATTTCATTACCAGCTTCATTTACTTTTTGTTTTATACCAGCTTGTACTAATTGTCTAGATAATGTTTCAATTGTACCTTCTTTATCTTTTATAGCTTCTTCCATAGATTGTAATTGAGATTGTAATTGAGAATACAAACTCTTTCTTTCTACCAATTGCTTTTTATTTCTTATATCTGTTTCAGCTATCATAGCAATATCATCAATCAATCCTGCTTGGAACCATCTAAAGTATTCTTCAAGTAAAGCCCATCTATTAAGAGGTAATGTAGCCCCAGCTACAATTCTTACATCAAATTTAGAAGTTTCATAATCCATCCATTTACCAATCGCTGCTCCATAATCATTAAAGATTGGAATATTTACTCTTACTTCTTTATCTTCTTGCGCCTCTTGACCTGCTTCAGGTTGAACAATTCTAAATACTTTGTCAATAGTGTAATGTTTTTGAGCTACCATTTGAAAACACTTACCTAATTGCTCTAAACATGGTTCTACAACAGTACTCATCCATGATTTTAATCTTCTTGTACCAAATTCATCATTTGCAAGTAATCCTCTATATGTTTCAGATTGTTGTTGGGTGAATCCCATCATAGCAGAAGGAACACCAGAAATGTATTCTGCATCTGCTTTACCCTCTTGAGTAATTGTATAAAATGCATTATTAATTGGTGCTGGTAATACTGGAGTAGGAGGTTGAAATCCTTGTCTGTATTTTAACAAAGCACCTGGCGAAGATGAGTATTGTTCCCATTGTTCTTCATCAACCGAACCTTCTTCATACAACCATCTTAGATTAGATGCCAAGTTTGCATTGTGAACCATAATCTGATGCGCTTTATTAATTTCTTGTTGCTTTCCAATTAAAGGCATTACTGCTGACATCGGATATGGAGTTCCACTATACATATAAGGTATTGGTACTATTGGATATTCAGTAATTGGTAATTCATATTCATATAAAAATACATCATCACCAACACTGCATATTAATTTAATTCTTGTTTCAAAGAAATTGACAAAATCTACAACTGATTGTTCAAATTGCTCAGTTTTCATCATATTATCAAATTCTTCTTTTCTCATTACTACTTGCTCTACTCTAGTCATTTCTTCTTGAGCTTGAGACATTAATTCTTGTTGTTTTTGCTCAATTGCCATTTGCATTTCTTGTTGAGCTTTTTGAGTTTCTAATTCTGCTCTTTCTGGAATAATTTCACCAGCTTCTAAAGATTGCTGAATAGATAGTATTTTTTCTTGTAATTGTACTTCCATTTCTGCTGAAAACTCTTGTAATTGAACATCAACAGATTGTTGCAATTGTTGTTCTTGTTCTTCTGTAAGAGGTATTCTAATAAAAGCATTTACAAAAGGAACTTTTATTTTACTATAATTTTCATAATAAGGTACGATTTGGTCTTCTTCTGCTTCTGGAGTATAAGTATCACTTATATCTTCAGGTTGAATTACCTTAGAAGATTCTAAATCTCTTTGAGTAAAAGTAGATGAATATTCTGAATGTGCAGTAATTTTATTTATCTTAGCTGCATGTTGAGGGAATAAATTCTTTAATTGAGTTTTAGAACAATTCTTTTTAATCATAATAAACCCAGCATCTCTAAACAGAAAATCCCTACTTGCTGGGTCTACAAATACATCATAAGGGTCAATTCTTTTAAATACTACTTCACCTTTTCCATGGTCTGCATCCCTATCAACATCTACTAGAAAATATCCAACTCCCTTAACAAGACTATCAAGAACTACTTGACCATAAATTGAATTACCATTAGATAGATGCCAACAATAATCAGAAATATCAGAATGTACTTGGGCAACATCTGTATCATCCCCTGTTGCACCTACAGCTTTCCATCTAGGGCTATTAGCAGTTACAAAATATTTCATAATTTCAATAATAGGTAAAATCCTATTAATTGTAAATGAGGGCATTCCAGATTCTTCTAGATTTTTTTCCTCATCCATAGTAAGTTGTTCATCAAGATAAAAATCATATCCTTTCTGACTTTTACTACGCCATTTAGACCTATCTGTACTATTTGCTCTATCCCATAATTGTTTATTAATATGGGCTTTATTTTTTCTTCCTCTTTTAGCCATTATCTCATTAACCTTTTTTCTAGTTTACCAAGAATACTTTTATCTAAATCAAATTTCATTTGAACTCCTCCACCTTCCATTTTACCTAAACTCATTTTACCATATCTTGTTTGGAAATTAATTCCAGAACCACTTAATCCGATATTTTTTCTTTTTGCAGCTTCATACATTAATAATGCACCAGCTGTTGGAAGTGGTCGTCTTCTAAATTGTTTTTCTGCTTGAGATGCTTGGGACATATAATTTTCCCATACTGATGAAGGCTCTGTACCAGATAGAGTATCTGCAATATTAACACCAGCCGCAAACATTCTTCCATATAAAGATTCTTCACCCACAGGTCTATTTAATCTAAGATTTTGTGGAGATAAGAGTGTTTTTCTCTGTTTATATAATGGTGATTTTGTTTGTGGCATTACGCTACTACCCAGCTCTTTGCTTTTCTTTTA